GGGTTCTAATTCCCGCAAACTTTGTAATAAAGTTAATAAGCTTATCATATTCGCCAATATTGTCGAACATATCCGGGACAACATCTTCAGCTCTGTTTTTGCCATAACTCTTTAGTAGTTCTGCATTGTTTAAATTTGGTTCTACAACAGATGCAACAACCAATTTGTGCTGGTATTTCTTACTATCAAACACAGGTGACGGACTGTCACCTCCTGCAAGTTTCATTGTAAAACTATTAGCTCTAATATCTTCCATTTCCTCAACGGAAGGCTTTCTTAATTTCCACTTAATTATTTCGCCATTTTTGTTTTTAAAAAGGCTACTTGCAGGATATTCTGTTGTTTTTTCTTCCTTGTCCTGCTTAAAAAATATTCTTAAATCCATATTATTTTTTCCTCCTATAACATACCGTCTAAATTCTTAAATGATTCGCCTAAGCTCCAATCTTCAAATGTAAAATCCATTTCATCAGTAAGGTAATCGCCATCGGCGTCAAAGCTTGCAATAGTTAAACCATCTACATTACAATCACGCAACCAAATCTCCTGTCTGCCTGCACCACTTGTAGGGTCCTCGTTTACAACCTGGATGTCAAAATACAAATCCTTGCCTGTGTTCTTAAATTCTTCTAATATCTTTATAAAGATAGAACTATTTAAGTGGAACTTGCATTTGCCTGTGTATTCAAGGCTAGTAGCCTTGTTTCCCTTAGACATTCGTCCTAAAATAGGTACTGTTGTTTTGTTTTTCTTTGCTGTGGCTGTAAGGCTTATTGCCTGCATGAAGTTGTATCTATTACCATTTAAGGTTACATAACATTCGGCAAGTTTTGCACTTACAGAATCTTTAG